CTTATGTCTCTGAATGTGAGAATGACGAGTCTCTCGTGTCATATGAACTGAAGGGAACGGACTATTATGCAAAGGCTGTTTATACGAATGACGGAAGCGTGATGGTGATGCCGTTCGGCTACATATCCCGGAATGTCAAGTTGCCTGATGACTTGTGCCGGTTCTTGCCGGATGTGAGCGCGTGCATAGATTCTGGTGGCTATATAAAGAGCGGTTTTGTTGTTGACAGTCTTGATGTTGCCGGTGAGATGGTTACTGGCTGTAAAGAAAATAATTGGAAGAAAATAGTAACATATATTTAGAAAGATGAGATTTTTTTTGGACATTCTGAAAAGTGCCATCCTTGCCGGTTGCACGATTGGGCTGGGTGGCTATGTCTATCTTACGGTAGGAGGGCTTGCCGGGGCAGTCTTGTTCTCGTTCGGACTCTTGACTGTTTGCTTCTACCAGTTGCACCTGTTTACAGGAAAGTCCGGATTCTACACGAAAGAGAACATTCTCTACCTGTTCAGTGCGGTTCTGTTTGGAAATGTAATCGGTTGCTGGTTTGTCAGTCTTGTTGCATCTGATGCTGTTGTTGCTGCAAGCGCGACTCTTGTTGCTGGCAGGCTTGCTGCTGGGAACTTGACGAACTTCTTGCTTGCTATTCCGTGCGGATTCATCATGACAGCCGCTGTTACTGCAGTGAAGCCGGATAAGAACAATCACAGGAACTACTTCCTTATTCTGTACGGCGTTCCGTTGTTCATCATGTGCGGATTCAGGCACAGCATCGCGGATGCTTTCTACTATCTTGCGTCCGGAGTTTATTCAACAGAACTTCTGGTGACATGGGTTTTCATAGTTATTGGAAACTATGTCGGTTGCAATTTTTACAGATTGTTTAATGATTTTGACACGAAGCCTGTCAATATCTCATAAGACTTTATTGATTATGCAGAAAACTTCATACAATAGCATTAGCGTCTATACGTTTGATGATGTGAGCAACGTCATCGTCTGTGGAGACATTCATGGCGAGTTCAACGAAATCGTCAATAAGATATGTGTCCAGAACAAGATACAGGATTCTGTGATTATCATTGCAGGCGATTGCGGGTTCGGTTTCAACAAGAGAGAGTATTATACGAATATGTATAACAAGAACTCGCGCAGGCTTGAGGAGTCGAACAACTACATATTGTGCATCCGTGGAAACCATGACGACCCCGAATACTACAGTTATGGAGGCTTGTTCGAGAAGAAGCGGATGGTGTGCGTTCCCGATTATTCTGTGATAGAGGTTGCCGGAAGAACCATATTGTGCATCGGGGGAGCGGTCTCGATAGACAGGAAGTACAGGATTTATGAAGAGATTCGAATGAACATGCATTCTGCAACCAAGACGAAGTCTGTGTACTGGTGTTCTGAGATGCCTGTGTTTGACAGTATGAAGCTTTCCGATGTCATTGGACGATTCGTCATAGACACGGTTGTCACGCATACGGCTCCGTCATTCTGCGAGAAGGTTCAAAAGACAGGCATCGAGGAATGGTGCAAGTTCGATGAAAATCTTTCGGACGATTTGGATGCAGAAAGAAAGACGATGGATAAGATATATGATTATCTTGTCGAGAAGAAGCAGCCGATAAGAGACTGGGTGTATGGTCATTTCCACTGGTCTTGGAATGCACGGATTGATGGAATCAATTTTACAATGCTCAATATCAATGAGTTAAAAACACTTTATTGTTAGATTTGTCATGCTATGTTATCTTCCATATACTAAAGGTGAAGGTTTTGAAGAACTGGTTCGAACTGCACAACATGCTATTGATTCACAAGACAATAACAGAAAGCAAAGACAATGGCTTCAGAAGATTTTGGATTTGCTGAAATATGGTAAATATGTGACAATACAAGACAATAAGGGTATGCCGAGAGACGTGATCGGAATTGCAAACGCGCATTCTTTTCTATCTTTCTTTGATGTTTGCCATGAGATTTCATGGTTTGATTTGGATGTTGAGCCGATAGAGACCGTTAAATTGGAAGAAACCCATATTTCCTATGGTTTATCTTGCTTGTTTATTTGATTTTTAATAACTTTGCAGACTATGGTCAAAAAGAAGAATTCAAATGCACTTAAAGATTATGACTTGGCTGACATATATCTTTGGATTGTGCGAGGGCTTGACTGGAATGAGATACAGAAGTCCTATATTATAATGAATGGAATAGATGCTGATATTAACAACACGGATGATGTTCGCGACTATGATGACATCAGTGTCGAATTGATGAAAGAATTGTTTTTGTTAATCGTTCAGTCTCTTGAGACATATGACAGTGATGCAGAAAGAGTTCTAATCAATAATTCGAAGAATTTTGTTGTCATGTTCGATCTCTATGATGATAAAGATGAGATAACTTGCATATATTGTCCTGATGTGTTTCATACCAGAATCAGGATTTCTGTTCCTGATGATACTGTTCCTGATAGGAGAAATAAATTATTCTCTGCTATTAGAAATTCAGAGAAAAATCGTTATGCATTGAATGTGTATAATATGTACAATGTATGCGATAAGATGAACTATTGTTATGATTCTCGCGATGATATGATTCATGGTTTGACAGATTGCATGGTCGGTGCATTCGATGTATCCAAAGAAAGCGAATATGGCGGTTTCTGCGCAAGTGGAAGATTCATTGTCAGATATGATAAGATTGAGGATATGTTTGATATCATATTCACGATTGAAGAAGAAACGACTCCGTTGACAGTGTCATCAAGTGCGACTATCAATTTGCAATTATTAAATTAAGACGAATATGTTGACAATCCGCACAAGTGTTATAAGAGAGGGTTCATTCAAGGAAAAACTTCTTAAGTTCTTTGGATTTTTCATAAATCCTTCTCATAAGTCAAGTTTGCTAAACAAGCTGAAAGAAAAGAACAAGGAACTTTACAAAAGGTGTGCATATGGCGCGTTGAATAATGTTTCTTATCTTGACTATAAGTATTGCTATGATTCGGACCCTGATAAGAAGTTGACCAGTTTTCCATATGTTCAAAGCGAGGAAGTTAATGTTTTGAACAGCAAGGGAGAATTTGTCAAGACGGTAATGGAGTATTTTTTCTATGAGACCGAGTTTGACGAGAGCGACGGCGGCGTACAGGTTCCAAAGAGCAAGAAATACTATCTTGTTGATCCGGAAGGAATTCATTATCTATATAATTTTCCAAAGAAGTACATGTTCGGCGGCTATAGTTTGAACAGATTTGTGAAATATGCATATATTCCAGAAATCGGTTTCTGCTATGTCAATGATAAGCATATTGTAAAGTTATTGATTGGCAACAAGTTTAAATATAAGTTTATGGCAATCACTAACAAGTGGTTGTATTTCATCTATAGAATCAGGAAGTGCATAGAGAATGCATTGCGTTCCATCATCAATTTCAACTATAAATTCTTGCATACAATAGATTCTATCATATTGTGCATAAGGTTTCCGTTCCTGTATCCGAGAAACAGGTTCACCGGACTTCATTATAACAACTGGAAGATGCTTGATAAGATAAAGGAGTTGAGAAAAGAGAGTGTTGTATCTTTCAATGTATCTGAGACTATAGAGCCTTATGAGATTCAAGGTTATCTGTCCGGCATAGAAGTCCAGAAGAAACTCGATGATGAATACGAGAAGATGTTTGACGGCATCAGGCATGATGACCAATATGTGTATTATTTCATTGATGGCGACGGCAATGAAATCCCTGTCATGAGAACATATAAGAACATCAAGTACAGGTTCAAGATTCTTGACAAGAACGAGCAGCCGAGAATGCTTGTGTGGACTGAAATCAATGGCGGAATATGGATTGACATTACGGACGAGAAGCCGTTATTTGAATCAAAAGATGGTGAACCAAAAGAGTCGAGTTATTATAGGGTTGTCATTAACAAGAAACTTTCAAGGAAAGCGGACAGGATTGAATGGTTCCACAAGTATGTTCTGAACACGATTTTCTCGATTCCGAAGTATAACGAACTTGACGCGATGGAAGAAGGATGGAGACGCAGGTTCGGAATGGACATGATGAAAGAACTCAGGAAGCAACTCTCCAAAGAGAACTATTTGTACAAGTTCAGGATTACGCAAATCAAGGAGAAGTTCGGCGGACTTCGTTTCTATGTGGAATGCGCGTCTAAGGAAGTGTATAGCATTATCGATAAGTACGGGAGCATGTCATTTGGCATATGCATAAATTGTGGAAAAGATGCGAAGTACAAGACGACCGGGTGGGTTCTGCCATACTGCGAGGAGTGCATAAAAGAACACAATGCTGGTAGTTATGTTCCGATTGATGAGGATGAACCGGATTGTGCCGAAGAAGATGCTGAATAAGAAAGAGAGCCGTTCCGCAAGGCTGCTGGACGGCTTTCTTTGTCTATATGTATGAGATGATGTTTCCTTTGTTGTCGATTTCGAAGGACTGATCGTCTAATACGACTTCCGCTGTTCCTCTTTCATTGAACTCATAGCAGTAGTCCATGTCGTTTTTCAGCAGAAAGTTTCCGTCAATGTCTATGTAGTTCCATTTCTTGTTGCTTTTTTTCTGTACGTTTATGAAACCGTTCCTTAATATTCCCAAGTTTTGAAACCATTCTTCTGACATCAACGAACCGTCTGATTTCAAGATATTCGAACTGTTTGATTTGAACACGGATGCGATTCCGTCTTTCGAGAACTCGGAAACGGAGTCGAAGTATTCATTGGAAATCAGATTGCCTTGAGTGTCTATGAATGCATATTTATAATATGTTTTTAGATACACTTTCGCAAAACCGTTCACAAAAGGCCAGCAACTGTTGAAATCATTGTTTAAGCTTTTTGAATCATCTAATGGATACAGGAAAGTACCATCCTGTTTTATGTAATTGAATGTTCCATTATTAAAACGGACATGCGCGAAACCGCAGCTGAATGAACTTGCGGTTTGGAACCATTCGTTGTTATCATATAGAAGTTTTCCATCTTTTCCTATGAAGTTGTATCCGTTTGATATGCTATGTCTGTCTGTTCTGCAAACAAGCCCGAATCCTTCATGGAATGGCTTGCATTCTATCAGTGCCAAGTTGTTATTATTTAACAGGAAAGTGCCGTCTGATTTGATGTACGAGTAACACTGGTTCCTGAGTCTGACAGATGCTATATCTTCTGAGAAGTCATCGAGTCTATCGATTGATTCCGGAAGTTGCGTATATTTTCCAGTAGTGTCGATGAAGCCGATTTCGCTACCATACTTCTTAAACACTGTTGCATAACCGTTCTTGAATTCGAATGCGGAGTTGAAGTATTCTGTGCATAAGAGCTTTCCGGTTTTCAGGTTCAGATAGTTTTTCTTATTCTCGTCATCTTGGTCTGCCACGACCATGAACCCCTCTGATATTTTATCATGATCACAAGCAGAGAAAGTTTTTTCTGTTATTGGTTTTCCGGAAGTGTCTATGACTATTTTTCTGTTATATATGTCTGATATTACAGCGATTCCGTTATTGAAGTATGTAGCGTCTGTGTACCACTTGTCAAGTAGGTAGTTTCCGCTTGTGTCGATGTAGTTGTATTTTCCCAAGCGTCCGACAAGCGAGTAACCGCTTGACGTGAAGTTTATTAAACCGTTGTTGAACTTGTCTTTTGTGAGGAAACTTCCGTCTTTCTTGACGATTCTTTCTGTAAACATATTATTGAACTCGTCATCGGAAGTTTCTTTCGAGTACAACGAATAAAGCGGTGTGCTCTTGTTCAGGCAGAATAGCAGGTTGTACTTGATGAGGGAATGAAGCATGGATTTGAGAATGTCTTCATTTGAAACCGAATAGTCGTAGTTGCTGTAGAAATTATAGAATTCATCATTCAGTTCAAGCGAGTGCGACATTTCTTGATGCTTTGCTGTGCGGTGAAGATAGCAGACTATCTTTCCGGTATCGTTTGTTATTATAAACTTGGATACTGCTGTCTTTTTAATGATTGCACGGATTGTCTTGACCAGTGTGTCATTCAGATTGTCGATGCCATATGTTGATGATGTGAAAGATAATCCGACGCTTTTGCTGTTTTCCGTTACATTGATTTCCGGTTTGACGAATGCTTCTATTCGATTGCATTCTTGCTCGTTCGATAGAACCGAGTTGATTTTTTCTGTGATAGATGTCATGATACTCCAGACGCTTACCGTATTCGACGTGAATTCAATCTGTATGTTATACGGATATGAAATTGTGTCATCAGTAACTTCGTCCGGGTCTATGGTAGAGAGGATATTGTCACTTTCGTTTATGTATAATTCGTCGTTTATCAACATATTGTATAATGGCATATGAACTATTATACGGTATTTATTTTCATCTTTATAAATATATCAAAATGATTTTGCAAAGATAGCAAAATTAAATTATTCATACAAGATAATGAGTCTGAATAGCGATTATAAGAAGAAACACAAGCCGCTGAAAGAAGGTGTCGGAAGATATCACCAGGGTTACTATGTGCCGAAGTTGCATCCTGAGAAATGCGTTACGTTGGGGGAGAACGTATATAGAAGCGACTGGGAACGCAGGTTGATGGACTGGTTTGACAGGTCGCCGAGTGTGGTGCGCTGGGGTTCGGAGCCTATTTCGGTGCCGTACTTGAATCCTATCGCCAACTTCAACTATTGTGTGAGCCACGGTTTGGATCCGAAG